ACTTGAACTATCAAGATCAGCATAAGAATCCTTAGAAAGCCAAGAAGAACCGGGTTGAGCAGTAACAGTAGACGAACCAGAATCGTAAGCAGAGTGACCAGCTATACAAACACTACTATCACTACTAATACTATAATAAGTTAAGGTACCGCTTCCAGTATAAATATTATGAACACCGCCGCCTTTAGAAAGCTGAGCAGCACCTAAATTATTATCAGATTGCTGAACAAAATATCCAGATACAGGCGAAGGATCAACAAGAGTAGCTGTACCAGCTAAGCCTATAGATACGCCAGGACCTTTCTGAGTCCAGGGAAGAGCTGCAGTAAAATAGTCATGACGTTTACCACGAGGAGGACAGGCTAAGCCGGGAACGATACTGGTACCTGAGATAAACACCCAAGAAGGCTGGTCAGTGGAGCGAGAGGAATCCAAAACCTCATTAGTATCACCTTTCTGAATCTTGACGGATTTCTGAAGGTTTTCATCTCTGAACCATTCATTCCAAATAAGATAAACACCACGAAATGGAAGAGCGCTAATACCAGATATATTACCAGACGTATTAACGGGCAAGCCGAAATAGTCCCAAAGAGAGCCTATATAAGAATTATCAGAGTTACCAGTAGCAGTAACAGTAGGGATAACATAATCAGTATTATCATCAGGATCTTCCTGCTCAAAGCAGAAATTCTGCCAGTGTTCCCAAACGAGGCGGTTTGGTACAAAAAAGAAAAACCAATCCAAATAAATATTATCCATGATAGGCTTAATAGGAGTAGCCAAGCGAGCGAAATAATTAACAGACATACGAGTAGTATCGCCAGGCAAAACCTCGTCAACAAATACAGGTATGAGCTTACCTGAATCAAACGTTGTCTTATAGACATGCGAGCGGTCAAATTTTGTCCTTCGCATATACATTGCAGGAGCATCGCTAAAGCGATGTCCTCGAACTCTAATTTTACGAGCCAAATTTTCACCTTCTTTGAAGTGTAAATCTAAGAATTATCCTAAAGCAAATCATTCTTAGGTTTTAGTTTATTTTTGCGTCACCTACGCCAGTTACATCAAGTAAGTAACTGGCTTCGGTGACGCCTATTTTTGTGTTTCTTCATTATTTTGTTCTAAAGTGTTATTTTTTTCTTGTGTTTGTTTACTACTATCAAGCGATTGTATTTCGTCAAAAGATAAATTGCTACCGTACAAACCTTCTCGTTGGAGATATTCGAGCGTTGCAGGATCATTCAGTTGGCTAATGAAATTCATAGGATCGTGACCGAATTTAGCTCGAACGTAAGCGGGCAGGCTGTAGAATTCTTCACGAACTCCAGACACAAGCTCAAGAGCTGTGCTGTAGTCGCCGGGAAGCGTTGCATCTCCGAACTGAAGATAAGCGTATTGCGAACTATCGCCAAGGTCAAGAGTCATGATACCTTTCTGACCGTCTGCATACTTATTTACGATGTAATTGATATCAGTCTCTTCTTTCTCGTCCTGAACTGTAAGGGAGGGCATGGTAAACTCAATACCGCAATGATCGTGATCCTCTACAGGATCGTAAGCTGTCTTAAATTTCATAGTTTCACCTCCTTTCGCAAGCGCCTAGACGCGGCGGGCGTGGCGTACAAAAAGGAACGATCTCAAATGAGACCGTTCCTTTTCTGATACGCTCTTTATTAGATTATCATTTAGTAGAGTTATTGTCAACATCCTGAACATACTCTATGGCGCGACCAACCAAGACAGGAATACGGGGCTCGTCACAATTCTCAACGTAATAGCGACCGTCGCTGTCACCAAGATTGCCAACATAATAAAGAGAAAAATCTTCAGGATATTTTTTAATAAGCATATTATCATCGTTAACTATACTTTCAAAAGCTCGCAGAGCGAGCATATCGTTATGGTAAACTTGAGGAGGGCTGAACTGTTCAGCCTTGGAATCATATACTGAATAAAGTCTCAACGTCTAAATCTCCTTTTCTTAAAGCAATTAAAAATCTACGAATGACAAGGTAAACAGAATTAGAAATAACAAAATAATCATTATCAATACGAATAACATTACAACCATCAGGCTTCAGCTTGTAAGCGGCATACTTAGAACCTCTAAATACAAAATCAAAAGGGAAGCATTTATTCTCACAATAAGCTTTAATCGCCTCAAGTTCAGATGAGAAATCGTCTATAATATCATCTCCTTTCTGACTAAATAATAACACAGTCATAATACTTTGTCAAGTTTCCTTCCAAGAAAATGTTTGTATTTACCTTCCTGAACTCTACAACGATCAATCAAACGCTCAAAGGTATTATTTTCAAGGTTGTGCATCATTTTTTCGATGCGGTTATTACGAATATAGTCCATCCAGTGAGGATGTGTTTCATCGAATTTCTTATCGTAATAACGAGGCGGACGCATCTTTCTGCCATTGATAACAACATAATCATTGGCATAGCATTCTTCACCATGTTCTTCAAGCCAACGGGCACCGATACCAGGGCGATTAGAAGCAACCATGAATTCAGGAATGCGACCTTTATAGTGAGAAGGAGCGTATTTACCTGTCTGTTTTTTAACTATGTAACGGGCGACATAGGCAGCAGAATCAAAGCTAAACTCACCAATAAGATGCATACCGTATTTCCATACTTTGGCAAAACGAGCAGAAGTATAAGTGTTATAACCGTCTGTACGGAACCGAAAAATTTTGTCATCAAAATCAATATTAAACAAGATGTAATGATAATGGGGACGACCATGAAGCTCACCATATTCACCACAGCCGAGGAAGCGAATACCACTGCCATACTCACGACGAAGATTTTTCATGAAAGTCTGATGAAATTTCTTACTTAAGCTTTTATCACGTGGCAAATGATAATCGTCGAAAGTGCAAGTAACGAAATAAGCAGAAGACGAAACACGGGCTTCGTGAACAGCACGGACAGCCCACTGTCTACTATTTTCGAGGCGACAGCCAATACATTGTTTACAAGAACAACGAATGAAACGGCTATCGCCAGCAAGCTCAGGGTGAGAGGCAAGGCTACCGTAAAAACTATAATGTTGTTTTCCATTTTTAGTAATCGCTCCTTCAACTGGGTACATAAGAACAGGATTGTAACAAACCATATTAATCACCTGTACCGATTGTATCAGGATTAAATCAGAATGTCAAATCCTAAATCCACCTCGTCCTACTCTTTTAAAATTTCTACGACGAGATCTGGAGGTACGCCGAAAAAGGCGTCGTGAACCTCGCTTAGATAAACGGCGACGTCTCATTTAGCATCCCTCCAAGAACCGAAAAAACGGCTAGTTTTTTTAGAATCATTCTTATTAGCAACTGGCTCGACAAGTTGCGCAACATCGGCTTGAAAGTCCGAGGCAACTTTTTTAGCAGTAACAGTATTCGAAGAAGCTCTACCTTTAAGAGCTTCAATTAGATCCACAACTTCCTGAATAAAGGGAACAACAACAGAAACAATAAAAGTAAGAATCATAGTAGTTTTGTTAGACATAATATTTATCTCCTTCCAAAATAGCGACCTCCGAGAAAGCCTATAACATTTTTGATAGTGGAACCAATACCACTAGCGACAGACTTAGGAGCACCTGTAAGGCTTTCGATATTCTTATAAAAATCACGCTCCATACCTGCCATTTCAGTTTGAATATTATCAAAAGCGGCGGCAGAATTAGCACGATTAGCAGAAGCAATGTTGTTCAAAACACCAGAGCTGAGGTAAGAACCCTGAAGACGAAGGTTTTCAAGCTCCAAATTCATCTTTTCAAGCTCATAACCAAGACGTTTTTCATAAGTTTGCTCACGAAGATTTAAATCATTTGCAAGAATACCATTCTGAAGAACTGTACCATGGGTGCTCTGACGCACAGAATCGGCTTCTGCGACGTTTTTATCAATTTGAGATATTGCAAGATGCTCGGCGTTCTTGGCCTGCCTTTCAGCGGCACTAGCGGCTCTAGCAGAATTCATGGTAGAACCAATATCACTCATACCTACAGATGCAGCTGAAGCTCCAGATATAGAACCGCCTATACCATTAGTTGCAGCAAGAATAGGATTAAGACCAGCTTTGCGCATATCTTCTACAGCCCATTGATAACGGTGTTTATAATTTTCGACGTTCCACTCGTTAGCTTGTGCAGCATTAGCAGAATTATAATGATTTTGGACTGCAGATCCAAGAAGAGAACCAGCTACACTGCCTAAAGTATTAGAAAGCCATGACATAAAACCAACTCCTTCTAGAAGTGATCAACAAGGCCGGGTGTGCCAAACATAGGCATAGGACGCACAGTAGTGTAACGGAAGCCTATATCAAGCAGGAATTCAGGTTCATCAGTAACAGCGATAATGCGTTTAATGGGCGGATTTTCAATAATAAACTCTTCGTTGAGAGTTGGGGCATTTTTAAAGAACTGAGACAAATGCCACTTATCCAAAGAACCATTAACTACAGAGCTACGGAACTTGCCTGTAATTTGCGAAGGTTTATAGCGATATTCGGAATAACGTTCCTGATAGCCAAAAACAGTAGTATCAGCTTCAGAACCTTGAGCGTAGATCTCACGAAGCTCAATGGCCTGTTCACCGAGATGTGCAAATGTAGGCCAATAAAAATCATAAACCGTAGAGCGAAGCCACATCTTGTTAATGCCTTGCTGATAAGTAAGATCGGCACGAGCGCACACAAAACCAAAAATATAACCATGTTCAACAAAAGATTTAGTAAAGCCATGGAACTTGGCAGCAGTAACACCATAAGCAGAAAGGTTGCCTTGAGGAGAGGTGTTGTCGGTTGCAGAAGTCTGAGCTATTGGATTGACGTTAACCATTTTAGTGAAAGAGCCGAGGAACTCAGGGCGCTGAAGACGAGCGTCAGGAGAAACTACGCCAAAGAAAGAGCGAAGCACTTCTGTATACCGACTACCACCACGAGCAAGGCGCTCGTAGAACTTCTGCATTTGGAAGGCAGTACGAAGACTATTAATGGTAAATATACTTGAACTATCAAGATCAGCATAAGAATCCTTAGAAAGCCAAGAAGAACCGGGTTGAGCAGTAACAGTAGCCAAACCAGCACCGTTAATAGAGTGACCAGCTATAGTAGTACTATAACCACCACCTTGATAATCTAAGGTACCGCTTCCAGTATAAACATTATGAACACCGCCGTCTTTATGAAGCTGAGCAGCACCTAAATTATTATCAGATTGCTGAAC